GTGATGTAGCCTTTGGCTTTCTCAGTATCGCCAAAGAACTCAGCGCGGATAGTGCCGGTTTCTATGGGTTGATTGAAGACCAGTTCGTTCATCCGATTTTCCGTGAGAGTTGTTGCACATCCAAACTCAAGCTATCGAGCTGGAAATCTGCACCGGCTTTGTTCTCCCATTTCCATTGGGTGTAGCGACCTGTCACACCTTTACCGAACTTGACCCGCGTAGGGTGGATGTCGGTGCTCAGTTGTCGTGGTTCGATACGGTAGATGTTCTCGTGGTGTTCATCGGTGATGAGGGTTAATTCCATGTTTCCCGCTGCACGATAACCAACATAGCCACACAGCACCCGCTTCATCTGCTCGGATTTGAAATCACTCACGCCACTGCTTAGGCTGGCGTTGATGTTCACGCCTTGATCAGTGTCACCCATCAAAGCAACAATCCCCGTAGAGGTAGCGGCAAGAACCACGCCATTGAAGGTGCATAGGCTGTTGAAACTGCCGTTGCTGTAGGTGCTGACGGCGTTGGTTTTTGTGTTTAAAGTAATTCCCGTAAATACGGGATTGAGTAATGTCGTTGTGACCGTTGCGTTCAACGTCAACAGCGGCAACATCAAGTCGGCTGTGCCCACTACGTTTGTGTAGCCTGTGGCGCTCAGGGTCAACAAAGGCAGGGTTAGCGAAGCGTTGACAATACTACCTGTCGAAATATCCGCACTCAAAGTCAGCGGCAACAACATCACATTGCCATTGATGAGGCTGCTTGACGAGACATATCCTGCCAGCGTCAATAGGGGCAGTCTTAAATCTGCGTCAACCGTGACGTTGGGGTAAACACTTACGTCTAGGGTCAGTCTTGGCAGCGTCAATTCTGCGTTGACCACTATACCTGTGAAAATGGAAGCACTTAACGTCGGTAGTGGCAGGGTTAAATCAGCCGCCAGCGCCCGTGTTTCAAGTCTAAGCAGGGGCAAGATCAAGTCAGCATCTACCACGCTACCCGTGACCACATCCGCGCTTAATGACAACAGCGGAAGTTTCAGGTTCGCGTTATAGACATTGCCAACAATCTGCGCGGAAAGCGTCAATCGTGGCAAGGTCAAGTCTGCGTCAACCAGTTCCCCCGTGATAACCTCGGCGCTCAGCGTCGGCAGCGGAAAGGTTATATCCGCCTCTGCGCTGCCTGTGATGCTGGCAGTTAATGTCAGCTTGGGCAGCGTCAGGCTAGCATCGACCAATACCCCTGAATAGGGATTATCGACAGCCGCCGATAAAGTCGGCAGCTTGAGAGTCAGACTTGCATCAACCACGGTCAATCCTTATGCCGTTGGGTTGCCAAGCGGGAAAGAGTTGAAGGTTTCAGTCGCGCCCAGTGTGATGGTGGTGTTGCTCAGGTTGAATTGAGCGCCAGAGGTTGACGCTGAACCATCCAGACGGATGGCGGTTTCAGTCGCATCCGCAGCGCCTGTGTCTGCCACCGCGCCGAGCACGCGCATCCATCCTACCGTCCCTGTTGCCAAGCCCACACCAGTCCATACTTGGGTTGAATGCTTGGACAATGCACCGGCAGCGGAAACACCGTATTTCAAACCGTTCACCGCCGTGACACCGCCCGATAAGTTGACATCGGTTTTGGTCAAAGTCGTGACGGTAGAGACAACCGCAAAGGTATTCGCGCCCGCGCCTGCACCACGCTTGGCTTTGATGGTGATGACTGCGCCCGAAGAGGTTGCGGTGTACTCAGGGTTGGACGCAGTTTGATTGATGCCGGTGGCAACCAAGGCAGCAGTTGCCGCCAATGATGTGGTGTAGGGTACAGCCGTATCAAGAATAGACACGCCGTTAACTGTGATGCTGTCCACCGAGCCGGATGAACCTGAGTTCAAGGTGACCGTGCCGGTGGCTTGCACCTCGGCGGTATGTGCGCCACTGGCATCTGTGAAGACCGCCAACAATGTACCCGTAGGTGCAGCATCGCCCGTTGCAGGCTGTGCGCCTGAATAAGCCATGATTTTACCCCCTTGCAAAGCATCTTTGTAAGAGCCTTGGGATAGGGCGAAGTTAGATAAGCCTGTAGATAAGCGAAGTGCCATTTGAATACTCCAATAAAAAAAGTGCCCGCAATCGGGACATAAAAAAGCCCTCAAGCGAGGGCGGCGGGGGAACTCGGTTTAAATCAGGTCTGCAAAAACAGCAGGTACTGCGTCAGGGTTGCGTCGTTGCGTAGTCCAGCAGCACCGATACCGGCTGCACTGAAACCGTAGCGGTCTTGCGTCAGGTTGACCACTGAACCATCAGGACTAGCTAGGCAGATGCCTTCGGTGGTCGTGAACAGCGCCACTTGTCTGCCGGCGTATTCCGCTTTGCCGGTCACGGTCTGGCCGTCTTCTATAAGTAGGGTTCGCGGAATGACCGCAGCACCCTTGGGCAGCGTGGTAAATTCTGCGAGTGACATACCGCTTAAATAGTAGGTGGCTTTTTCAGTGCCAACTAAAAGCCCGTTTTCCAGTCCAGCCAGCATGGTGATCTTTGAATTATCGACGCTCAGGTAATCTCTGAGGTCGCACAATTCATAGCCCAAAGCGGTCGTTGCGTAGATAAATTGACCGCTGGCAATGTAAATCCGGCCTCGGTACTGCGTCAAACACTGGCCGGCTGGCGGTTGGTCGCACCATTGGGTATCCAAAGGCAGCGACAATGCACCGCCGATGTGGTCATACGTTCCTGTATTTGAGGTCGCGCATTGGAATAGCGTCGTGCCGTTTGGCTCGGTCACGTATAGCGATACATTGCCTGTGAAGGTGAAGCGTAGTCCTTGTCCTACAGTGAGTTCAATCGTGCCGGCGAGTGCTGCGCCTGATTCCATGCCATCACGCAAGGTTGTCATGCTGTATTGGTAGGTGCCGGCGGTTAAATTGCCGCTGATGGCGCTGACGGTGGGCAGATTCGGGATCGGCATGCCCCAGCTGCGGTTCACGCCGTCCACAATCACGCCGTTTTGCGTGCCGTTGCTCCAGTAAACACGGTCATTCACGCGCTGGTAGCTCACATAGTCAGCAGTCAAGCCCGTGGCCAGTGTCGTCGTGCTGTAATCGGTGTTGATCTGCTTCAACGCACCCGCTTGCACACACAAACAGATAGCATCACACCAAAGCGAATGGCTGGCTCCAGCGACTTTTAGGGTTTGACCGGCGCGACGGGCGGCTCTTCCGCTGTCATCTATGTCAATGTTGGTGGCAGTGGCCAGATCCGTCGGGGCCAGACGCTCGACAGGCAGGCGGTTGTGGATACCGGCGAAGGCTTTGAAGGCTTCCATCAGAAGGTCCCGTCCATCTCCATCTGCTCGCGGTTGATCCATGTTTCATCCAGCGCGGAACTCTTCTTGCCAAACTCCTGCTCGAACATGGCCAGCGATTCCATCGCCTTTTTCGGGTCGTTGGCCTGGCTGTCCTGCTTGGAATAGGCGCGGTGCATCATCCAATAGCGCAACGAGCGGTGAAAACGCGGTGCAATCTCAGGGCTGTCCGTCTCGTCGCTCATCTCAGCCAAGGGGCTGCGAACCACAATCATGCTTAATGTCGTGCTTGCATTGGGTGTTGGCCATAGCCTTATTTTTCCAGTGTCATCAGGAATGAACACGATAGGCGTACCCGTGGCAGCATCATCCCATCCCGGGTATTGGCTATCCATATCTTGATAATTTTTGCGCTTCAAGGGTAGCAAGCCGGTCGGTTTGGCACGGCGGATGGACTGCACCCGGGGATCGAGGTTGTAACTTGCGGTGTTGGCGACGACCGAAATCTGGCAAATCGCTGTTGTGGTGCTGTCCATAATCAATCGTCCACGGCGGCTGGCTTCCAGCTCTGCGTCATTGGCGTACTCGATATGTTCGGCATCGGTAATCAGGTACGGCTCGGTCTTGTCGTCCATTTCTGAACGGGTGATGGTGATCAGGTTAAGCAGCTTCATGGGTTGTCCATTTCAGGTACGCGCTATGAATCGCGTCATAGATCATCGCTGGCGTGATCGCCGCTTGGCACATCGACGCCCCCGATTCATGCTCGGGGCAGAACTCGCGGGTGAAGTGCAGGCGGTGACAGGCTCGGTTACCGCAAATCGGCACATTATGTGCTTCTGGTGCTATCAAACTTGTAGTATTAACCCAGTGCTTCGTCAAGTTCTCAACGGTGGAATGGGACAACATCACGACTTTCGGCATGTCCTCAAAAGCCACCGCATTGAGTACGCCAGTTTCAGGGCCGACGACGCAATCGACCGCCAAAGCCAGTGCCAAGCTGTCGCGGATGCTCATTTCACCCGATTCACAATGGACGCGGGGTTCGTTCTCCCAGCCGGCTTCGAGGATCTTGCAGGCCATGTCACCGTTGAAAATCACCTCGGCTTCCGGCATGTCCAGCATGATGCGGGCGATCACGGTGTCCATGTGCGGGCTGAACTTGTGTTGCGAACTACCCGCCAATGCCCACAAGATATTGAAGCGGCGCGGTGTTTTAGCGCCTATCATCACGCTACGCGCGCGAATCATGCGGATGGCCGTCAAGTAGTCTTTGGCTTTCGCTTCTTCTTCATCACTGGGGTAAAACCGCGCTTCTGAATGGTATGGCAGCTCGGCCAGTTGGTTCGTCCACTCCAGATAGTTCTTGTTCAGTTCGACGTGTCTGACTTTTTCAGGCCACATATGATTCGCACGCCCCGGCATTGCCAGCAAGGTGCCTTCAATCGACTCGGACAACTGGATGAACTTGTCAAAGCGCCGTGCTTGCGCCGCCCAGAACTCGGATAGTTCTTGGTTCGGTACTTGGTTCTCGTCTTGCAGCAACCAGGCATCAATGTGCGGGTCGTGTTTGAGGATGTCTTTGCCCTTGGGCGAGGTCATGAAGGTGACGTGGTAGCCTTGGCGTTTCAGCTCAGGCAGCAGGTTCGACGCTTGGATCAGGTCACCGAAGCCGCCGTAACGCACGACGCAGACTGATTTCTCAGGCTTCTGCGCCAAGTTGGTCACTTTGCCTGATGCCGTCTTCTGGTAGACCTGCAGAAAGCTGTACTCCATCCGTTCGCCGCGCAGTTCGTCCACCAGCAGCTCCCAGCCGTCGATCTCCAGCATGTGCGCCATGATGTCGGCTTGGCTAAAGTCGTGTTTGTGGTCGGGGTTGCTGCCTTCGGTGCCGATCCGTGGGTACAAATCGCAATGGGGCAGGTACAGCACCAAGTAGCCGCCCACTTTAAGGGTGCGCCACCACTCTTTCAGGGCTTTGGCCGTGTCTTGGATATGCTCCAGCAAATGCGAGCTGTAGACAAAATCCAAGTCGCCATCCTTGATAAAACTCAAATCACAGGCGTCATCACAAACCACATCCGGCTTCATTTCGATGTTAAACAGCTGGGTATCAATCCCGCTGTCGATGCCGATGGCGTTGGGGAAGATCTTGTGGGGGCCGCAACCCACATCAATGCCTTTGCCTCGGACGTACTGGACAACTTCGTATTTGACTTTGCCCGATTCGTCACCACAGGGGTCGGTGATGCGCCACACCATTAAACTTTACCCATCTGCGCCGCCAACTGGTCATCGACCGCTGTTTTGGCTTTGGGTTTGGCGCGTTCTTTGACCACTGGTTCACCGATCAGGTCGCCATTGACATCAAAGAACTGGTGGTTCTGCTCGTAGGCAATACCCGTGGTGTCACCGCAGACGGTGCCGAAAGGTTGGCTTCGGTCTAGCTTCATTGGCAAGCCTTGTGGTTCATCACGTCATCCATCGGGTCGCTGCTGGCGTCAAACGAACCTTTGCGGTTGGTGGCGCTCTGGTCAAGGCTGGCACCGTAAGTATCGCCATTCATACCGGTGGACGTGCCTTTGTCGGGCATGGCCTTGGTATCACCGCGCACGGTGAAGTTGTCTTGTGGGGGTCGGTTGTTGGTTTCGCTCATGTCATTCTCCTTGGTTAAAAATTATCGCGCCCAGCCTTCGGGACGGCCACACACACCGCCACGCGGCATCATCATGTCGTCGAACCGGTATTCATGGTCGCTGTACTCATCGGCTTTGAAATAGCCAGATTTGAGGGCGGCTTTGCTGGCATCACCCATCGAACTTGTGGTTGCGCCTTGGCTGGAACTGCCCATCGGCAGACTGCTTTTGTCGTTCAATTCGCTGTTTTCCATCGTGTCCTCCTAGACAATAATCAATGCTTTGCCGGTTTCAGCGATCACCAAAACACGGTAGGGGCTTTCATAGACGGCTTGGGTGCAGCCTTGGCAATCGTCCACACCGAAGTCATCCAATAAAATGAAGCCACCGCGCACCATCAAAGGCGGCATGACTTCCAATATCGCCTTGGTGCTGTCATACTGATCGGCATCCGCGTGGACAAAACCCACGGGCGGCATGTACACCAATGATTGCGGGAACAAGCCCTTGACCACAGTGGCAGAAGGAATCAACGCCTGCACCGCTTCGGCGCTGGTGTCGGCAAACTTGCCTACCGGGTTGCCGGTGTCCAATGCACCTTGGAAGGGAATGCCCTCAAAGGTGTCATACAAATAGAGAGGGCGACCCAGCTTGGCCAATTGGTAGGCCGAACCGCCACGGTACACCCCAATCTCCACCATCGCGCCAGCCGGTGAATGTGATGCGTAGTGCATCAGGCTGTCCATTGCTAGTTGCGAAATGGCGGAGTAGGGTGCTGTCATCACGCCGCGCTAGACCAGCGCACGATACGCGCCTGTGCTGCTTGGGTTTGAACTAGACCAAAACCGCCCAAGTAGTACCAGGCAATACCGCGTGAACGGCCATAATCCTGGGGGATCATGCCGCGCATCTCTTCTGGGTTCGCAATACCCTCGGCCACGGTGTCTTGACCGAAGAAGTACGCCCAGTTGGACGCGCCATTCGTGAAGCCCGCTTTGGCAATGTTGGTCTGCTCAACAAAGCGCACACCCTCATAACGGCCAATTTCACCGTTCAGGATCATCTGGAAGCCCTTGTCCACGTATTGATGTACCGACTCAAGGTCGTTTTTCAATGTGCGGAAGGTCGTCGGATGTGCCAAGCTGATGTAATCGTCGGCCATGTACGGAGGAATGTTGCGCTCCTTCATCAAGTCCACAATCGCCTTCACATGGTTTTTACCCAGTGCCACGTTGTTGGTTGCGGTCGCCGTGCCGTTGGTCGTCAAAGTCACCGCGCTGGTAGAAGTGCCGCCGGTCGCCACCACATACAGCGGTGTCAACTTGAACTGCGCTTCTGCGGCAATGTCAAAGGCCCTCTTGGCGTCGTTTTTCAGGACGGAACCAATCACTTCTTTGACCGGGTGCTCGCTCAGGTCGTCCAACTTACCGGAGTAAGGCACGCTGTTGCCCATCTCATTGATGGTCATCGTGCCTTGCGTGATGGTGAAGTTGGTTTGCGCCATGGTGGTGGTTTCAACCAAAGTCGTACCTTGCGTGGCCACGTCAGAATAAACGTTCCAGTGAAAAGTATCCCCCTTGCCTTTACCTTGAACGGCAGCGTCTTTGATGTCAGCGAACTGACGGAACTTGGTCAGCGGTTGCACCGCATAACGAAGCGTTTTGCTCAGTTGGTCGGAATACATGTACCCGCCCAACGAACCTGTTACCCATAATTGTCCAGCCATGATAGGCTCCTATTCTTTAAAAGTTGGATGTAAGATCACATCCCTCGCGCCTTGCGCATCTCGGCGATCACGTCAGTGGTGCTTTGTGGCGGGGCTTCGGTGGTGGTGGTCTTGCTG